CGAGTCCACGGCCGAGTCATTCTTTGCTACTGCTGCTGTCAGTGCATCGAGAGTTGCCATAATCTTTGCTCCTTGAGTTAGTACCACCTTGACATCCTGCTGCAAATCAGCAATTCCTTTCTGAATCGCAGTCAGGGTTTTGAGGAGCGAATTGTCCTCGAACACAATGTGATGAAAGAGATCAATCTGCATCACGTCAAACGCAAAGTCGCGTTCGTTGAATCATTCGTCGGCATTTGAATCGTGAACGTGCCCGACGACACCGGCTTGTCCGCGCCGAAGTCCAGAATTGCCACAGCCTTGTTCGAGGCGCTGCTGTTGTAGATCATCGCGCCGCGCGAGGTGAATGTCGCACTCGTCCAGTTGGGATTGGCGCTCCACTGCCAATACGCAATCGCGCCGGTGACTTGTGGCGTGACATTCTGCGCAGCCGTGAACGCGAATCCAGGCCGCGTGTAGCCTGATGCCGTGGCCAGCTCGTCCGCTCCCATTTCGGAGTAATTCGTGCTGCCTGCTCCGGGTGAGCCAGCAATCGACGCCTGCGCCACGTACAGCGCGACCTTGAAGATGTGGCCAGTCGTGATGGTGAAGTTGTGCACGGCTTGCGCCAACTCCGCCTTGAATGACGCACACATTGCACTACCAGCAAGACCAGCCATGTCCTAGCTCCTAGGTTGGGAGTTGCGCCGATCCACCCATCTTGAGTGCATCTGGCGAAACCTTGACAGTGTAATCCTGCCGCATCACATTACCGGCAGCATCCTTGTACCACGTATAGACCCCAATGCCGCACGGGATCACCTCTTCAGTCTCTGTCTTGATCCACGAAGGATCAACAGCGACCACATCTGCGCCCTCATTCAGTTGCACTTCGTTCATTGCCCTTCTCCGGGTGGTGGTTGATCGCCACTTGCTGGCGGTTGCGCGAATTGCGCGAACATCTCCTGCTGCCGCATTGCATTATCGAGCTGCTGCGCCTGCTCATCTTGCAGCAGCAATTGCTCCTTCTCAGGATCGAAGTCCTCACCCAAGATTTGGCGCCGCTTCAACTCTGACCACGCCGTAGGCTTGCTGATGATGCCGGCTGTGTTGAGCGTCGTGATGTCGAGTGCTGTGCCCTCGATCTCATTGCCGCCAAACGCATCAGCAATCTCCACCGTGCCGCCACCAGCCTTGATGCTGAGGAAGTCTGCGGAAATCTGCAGGCAAATCTCAATCGCATCTTCCAAACCCTTCGCCACAGCACGAAGGCCAGCATTGGTCTCGCTGGAATCAATCGCCGCAGCCGTGGCCGTCGTCTGGCCAGCATTCTCCACACGCAGCTCAAGGCCAGCAGTCTGCATACGCTGCTCGATGTCACCCAAGTCCTTGCGTCCCGACTCCAGACCTTGCCCACCTTGGGTGACCGTGCTGGCTGTGCCTCCTGTTGGCAGCACCAGAACCTTGTTGGGTCCAATCTCGACGCCAGTGCCGCTATCCTCAACACCGGAGATCACCAGCATATCGAAGCGGGCGAAGGACAGCGCCCTCTTTTGCTCAGAAAGGCTGATCCAATGCTCCTGATTCATCTCAGCCAACGCCCGAAGGGGCGGTGAGCCATCGAAAAATGCCTTCCGGCATGCGTAGAACGGGACAAGCGGAATGTAGCTGAGGCTCGTGCTACCTTCCTCAATGACCACCCACTTGACGCCTGTAATGGGGTTTGCTGCGTCCTTTTGCTTCTCCCAAACACGCCACGATCCGGGCCGCAGCTCACGGATGCGCTCGGAAATCTTCTCGCCATACTCACCCTCTGGCACGGCGACGTTCTCCTTGATGCGCACCAGAGTTGGGATCTGCTGACCGCCCACATTGGAGTCGCGCCAGCCAATCACATTCTCCGCCAGCACCAGCACCCAGTACGGTCGCGCGCCGATGCGCTTCTGATCGGCCATCGTGGCTGCGCCCTCAGCAGCCGCATTCGGGAAGTCCACCAGCACGAAGCTGATGCCGTCCACAAATGCCTCCTTGACCATGTCGATGCAGAATGGCGTCAGTGCGCGACCTTCGCCATCGATGTTCTCACACAGCTTCTGCAGCTCCGGCGGAACGTCTTCCTTCAGCTCCACCGGCTCACCAAAGAATTTGGCAGCCTGCGCGGTGATCGTCATCTCAAAGGCGTTGTAGAGGAACGCATTCTGCAGACGCGACTCATACGCATCAGACGACTCGACAGGATGCTTGGGCAGATACTTCTCGCCTGCTGCACGCATCGCTACCGTACCATCCATCAGAGTGCGTGGCAGCTCGCGCCGCAGCGCACCCTCGTCATAGGTGAGGCTGGTCTTGGCAACTGTGTCGTCCCGCGCACCCAACGTGGAGACGAAGGGCACGGCTGCTGACTTCGGCATGACCGAAGGGACAAAGGAGACGACGTTGTTGGCCATGGTTGGCTACCGTTTGCCGCGAAGGATGGTGTTCATCATCGCATCAGAGTGGAGCGTGCGCCCATTCTCATAGCTGGCCAGCGTCTTGCCATGCTCATACCAGTCGCTGCGCCCCAGCTTACCTTGAGAATTCCACTGCACGTGCTGCACGTAGCCTTTGCGACTCTCGTGCCGCGCTGCTGCAAACACCTTCAACGCAGAGCGATTCTCAATGTGGCCTTTCGCATTCTGCTTCCGAGCCAGTGCTGCTGCCTCTCGTGCTGCGTCGGACCAAGCCATCATTTCCCCCAGCGGCGGACGTTGTCGGGATACTGTGTCAGAGGCAGACCGAGATTCATCGGCCCACCCTCGACACCATTGCTAGGCTGACGCGCGGGTGGCACGGCAGTGACATCGCCGACGCACGCCAAACGCGGAGTCAGGGCAGCAGCAGAGCCTGCGGGCATCGGTTTGCTCTTCTTCGCCATCACTTCTTCCCTTTCCGGCCTTTGGCCGAGAGTGCTGCAAACTTCTTCTTGCCATACTTCTTGCGACCAATCGACGCAGCCAAGGCTCCAGGATCAGATGCACCTCCCTTCGCAAGTTTGCTTTCCAGCGCCTTGAAGCGCGCGCCACTACCCAGCTTTGCCTTTGCCTTAGCCACGTCGATGGTCTCCTATGGTGATTACTTCTTCTTGCCGCCGCCCTTCTTCTTCTTGCATCCCATCATCTGCTCCTTGGTTTGGTATCCCATCATTTGCTCCTTGTGGAGCCACGTTGAACGGGTTGGATGGTCCTGCGTGCTGGTGCTGGCGCGACCTTCGATGCCGGACCTTTGGTGACCGGATCGATCGTCATGCGATTGCCGCTGCTGATCGTGCTGGTGCGCGCATTCGGCACTGCCACTTGCGGACGCGATACTGGCGGGTGCGGGAATTGCACCTTGCTCAGAGTGGTTGCCCGATCTGCCATTGGTGCGTGACCAGCATACGGCTGCTGAGGCGCTTGCCCTGTGTGGTGCGCTCGCGTCATCTTTGCCGCTGCCCTTGCCTTGTCGCTCCACGTCATGGTGTCTCCTTGTAAGGCGCTTGCTAGCGCCAGTGCTGATAGGATCATGTCAGAACATCTTGAAGTCTTGCACAATCGACTTGACAATCGGATACTCTTTGACCATGTAATAGCCCAGCGCATCAGTCAAGTGCGTCAGCTTCTTGTCGATGTTCTTGTCAATCTCGCCTGCGCCACCCTTCAGCAGCTGCACGCCTTCCAAGTCGTGGATCGTCATAGGTGCTTCGCTGCCCGCGACCATGCAGCGGATGTCACCAGTGGCGCTCTTGAGGCGAGAGTTGAGTGCGTTCACTCTGCTGCGCTCTGGGCCATTCTGCCCAGGCACTCGATACTCCACCTGCCCATGACCGAAGTGCTTGCCCAGCTCGATCTTGATCAGATCCCAGTCGCTGCCCGCAATCTTCGCACTACCACGGTTGCCGCCCGTGGAATCGCCATAGCAGCGGATCAGCCCTTGGTGCTCGCCCCAGTCTGCAATCAGCTTGCGGCACACAGCAGGCGTGGAGCTGTTGCGCGGGATATGCACCTCGCCTATGATGCCTGTGCCATCAAGGCCATTCGGCAGCACCTGCTCCTGCACGATGACGGCCACACCCGGCTCAACGTTGAAGTCAAAGCAGAAGCCAATGGGTGCGCGCGGATTGTACGTGAGGTCGCCGGTATGCGTCTCAGCAAGGAATGGATAGTACGCACGGCCGACGAAGTTGACGAATGAGGCGTTGTACTCCTGATCGAACACCAGCTCATCGAGGTTGCGCCGCGCCGACTCAATTTCGTGCGCCGGTAAAATGTCAGCACTCGGCCACGTAAAGCAGGACCACTCTGGATCACCGCTGTCGCGTGCGTAGCGATACAGGTCATAGTAATGGTTGCGTCCTTCTGGCACGCCAATTAGATCGCACCAGCCATTCCGGTCAGCGAGCGCTGGACGCACATTCTCGCCCCACGCCTGCGGCTTCATGTTGCCAAACTCATCGAGTATGCCGCCATTCCACGGTGAGCCTTCCATACGCTCTGGCTTGTCCATGCCGACGACGACGTTTTCCGAGCCATTCACGTAACGCACTGTGAGTGCTGTCTCACTGGGTGGCTCAAGGAGCAGCAATGGGTCAACCATGCGCTTGATGTCGCGCCAATAGATGGTCTTGGCTTGGTCACGTGTAGGAGCAGCGCAAAAGAATCGTGCGTCATCGTACCGCATCTCACCGAGTGCCCGCTTGATAACCTTGCGCTTGGCGCGCTCAGTCTTGCCCGATCGCCGTCCAGCAGGCACGACGTTAAACCGTGCAGGGCTGTTGGCATAGGCCAGCTGCACGGCGTGCCGCCGAAGAGGATACAACCGAGCAGGTATGGCGATTGCGGTCATCAGAGTCCGAGGCGACGCTTGCGGCTCATGTTGTGCGTGCTGAAGGACTTGCCCTTGTATGCCTTCTGCGCATAGTTGAGGTATGCCTGCGCGCGCCGATTGTAGTCAGCGACTTCCTTCGTCATATGGAGTGCGCTGATATGCGGAGCGCGGTGCTTCGCCTCGCGCGCCAAGCTGCTCTTGTTGGTCGCATGTCTGCGCCGTGCTTCGGCTGCTGCTTCCCTTGCTGCATCACTCCATGCCATGATCAGACTCCAAAGACAGTGCGAAGGTTTGCGCCATTCTTCACAGCGATGAGCGTGGAGAGGCGGAAGGAACCAACTCCCTTGCGGTAATACTCATGCGTTGCGCCTGCACGCCGGTCTATCACAACGGTGTACATGGCTGCGTGATTCTGGTGCCCCCACTTGACCTTGCGTGCGAGCGATTCGCCGTGCATCGTGATCTTGTCATTCTTGTTGTCGATGAGCGTCTTGACCTCGACGCCTATGAGCTTCGCTCCACGCTTGACTACCACATCGACAGGCGCACTCTTGCCGTAGTGCTCCGAGCGCAGCTGCGCCGCGATCATCATCTCACTCTGGCGGGCGATGTCTTGCTTGGCTTTGGTGCTGGGTTTATGGCTGGCGATCGCGTTCGCATGCTTGACAGCGTGCTGATGGGCGTGCATTCGGCGCGCCAAGGCTGCAGCTTCACGTGCGGCTTCACTCCACGCCATGCTCGTCCCCTTCCTTCTTCTCTGGCACCGCAGTCTCTTCCGCATCACGGTCAATGGCCGCGAGAGTATCGCGCACGCCTTGCACGAGATTCTCCACAGTGCGCTGACCGGCCTCCACCTCTGTCGGCATCTTGCGATGCACGTATGGCAAGCAGGCGATTGCGGCCTGCATACGGTATGACTTGGACTCGCGTTGGTTTTGGTAGACTCCCATCAGGAACTCCAGAGGCGACTGCCCAGAATCGATGATGGCTGCTCGCAGCTTGTTGTCTGCGAT